GGCTTAATAGAGTAGTCTTGTATACCCACTTTTGCACTAGCAGCAATCCCTGTTGGAGAGTTATTCACCTTGTAGCTAATGTCTTTTGATAGCCCCAACACCATGCCTCCACACAACACTGTATTACCTGTATCTGTAAGCGTCACAGAGATTGTAGAGTTGGCGTAGGGAAGCAAGTCTGTGGCAACGCTATCTGTTACCCTGATAATTGGCTCAAAGAGGTATGCGAACCAGTCTTGGATACCACTATCAGCCACAAGGCTTGTTGTCTTGTCATAAACAACACCGTCTGTGGCATCCGTCTGTGTAATCGTCACACTTGCTGCATTGATGTTCAAGAGTGCTACACTGTCAATACGTCCAGTTGTTGCGAACACATTTGCTATAGAGGTTGTATTACTCGTCTGACTGGTGATGGACACATCGAAACATTTCCACCTATTATCAGCACCATCACTAAGCCACTTTGTAGCATCTGTGACAGGTATGTTATAGTTGTTGCTTGCTGTAGCTGTCTGCACTCCACTCTGTGATCCGCTAGTTACAATTGCCGCCCCACCAACAGTTGCTGCAATGTTAAACGTGTTAGCAGTTGGGGCAAGGACATAATAAACTGTACCAGCAACAACCCCCGTAGGTAATGCACCTGTAGTAGCAAATGATATTGGCGTGCCTGCAGCTTGTCCATGCGCTGTCCAAGTGACTACACAAGGACTTGCAATTGTCATGGTGATAGCGGCTGAGCTTCCTGTCAGGCTTTCATAGACTAAGTGGGTATTTGTAGCAACATAAAGTACTTTCGTACCTGTGGCGTACACTGTGGATGCTGAATAGGCCGGAAAATCGTTTTCACTCACATTGCTACTTTGTAACACTGCATCTGTGATAGCCAGTGGACGAATAATCTTCATCTAATATCCTTTAAGCAGTTGTGTAGTCTCTGGCTTGTGGCATACCGTCACCATCAAATTTGAGAAGCGTCTTAGAAGTCTTGCCAGTGTTCTGAGCAATAGACAACAAAGCAGCATTCATATCTGCCCTCATCTGTCTAATTTCCTCTGCAGTTGTATCCGCGTCCACGGACTGTTTAGCTGTCAGCACACGTTCACCAGCATGAAGATTCGCTACGTAGTTATCAAAAGGTACAGTGTGTAGTCCGTTGGCATGTGAACCGTTAATCTTCTTGTACTCGTCTGAATTGTAAAAACCACTCGTAACGTCCGCCATGCTCTCGCCACTGTTGAGCCTGTCAGTCCAGAATGCCATCCCTGCCGCATCAGGTGCTCGTCCAAGGACACTGCTATACAGACCATCAAGTTTGGCCTCCACGCTATTAGTGAACCCTGCGGATATTTGTGCAATAGATGCGCCACTGTTCGCTTGCGCAGTCCAATATGCCATTCCGGCAGCATCTGGTGCTCGTCCAAGGACGTTTTTATACAGCCCTGTAATAGCGCCAGATGTAGTTGAGGCTGCTTTAGCGTCATTCATAGCCAAGATAGCCTTAGTAAGTGCGCTTATAGCCTCGCTAACAGATGTCACTGCAACAGTAGTACCATTTACAGCATCTAGTTGCGCTTGCGCCGCAGTTAAGGTGTCATCAAAACCCTTGATAGTTGCGTCATAGTTCTTCTGCAATACATCTAAGCTATTCTGCAAAGCGTCAAGTTGCTGGTCACTGACAGACTTCTGCTTACCTGCTACCACATTCAATGCTGCAATCTTGCCAGAAGTTACAGCGAAATCTCGTGAGTAGTCCTCGAATGTTGCGAAGAGGTTCTCGCTAGGCTGTGCTACAACTTTCAAGGAATTAGCAAGATCGGCTGAAGTTGGTAGTACACCTGTGCTGTTGGCAATTGCTAATGCGTGTGCAATTTGTGCTTGTGCCGCTTGCCTGTTCGCCACTTGCTCTGTTGCTAGAGAGTTACTATCAAGCCAACCTTGTAGGCTAGTTGCTAACGCTGCGATAGCTGTATTAGCCGTCTTTGCTGTGTCTAGTGTTGCTGTGATAGCAGTTTTAGCATCATTAAATGTGACTGTAGCAGCAGCTTTGGCATCTGTGATAGATTTCTGTAACACTGCGAATGCATCTGCTCCAGCAGCTTTGGCATCCGACGCTGAAGTTGCAGCGTCTTGTAGTCCGTAGATAACTTCTTGTAACGGCTGCAGGGTTGCGTCCAGTGCGCCAATTTCAATCTTGCGTTTTGCTGCAAGGGCACCAGAAGCATTCCCTTGGAGTTCCATTATCTGAATTTCAAGGTCTAGACGTTGCTTCGCAAGGTCTGCTGCGTTACTTGTTGCCACTGATAATTTAGCTGTCTCACTTGTCAAGTTTGCAAAAGAACCTGAAAGATTCATCAAGTCTACATATGCCTTTTGGCCTGCCGTAGTGGTCAAGTCCTGTGCTTCTATATAAGACCTCAACGCCGCATTACTGGCTGGCATAGCATACCCAAGGTCACTGAAGCTCTTAGTAAGTTGCCTTGTGGTTATATCTACACGCTCTTGATCACTATAGTAACTCTGGAAATACGAGGACGTTATAGTCTGCATATTGGACAGACCACCAAACAGGTCAATCAACTTAGATGCTGTGTCCGCACCAGCAATGGACGTGGCGTACAGTTTTAAATTGAGTGTGTCGAACATGCCGTTGACAGCCGACAAACTAACTGACAAGCGCTGCAGTGTTGCACTAGACGTTTCACCAGACTTAGCATAATCTGCGATATGGGGTGCCACGTTTGTAGCCATTGCATCAGCCATATCCGTAAACAGCTTCGCTATTATGGCAGCGTCTTTAGTAGCGTCACCAGTTAATGCAATATTGATTTTCTGGCTATAGTTTGCAATGCTAGTCGCGTCTAAGCCAAGTGCTTTGGCGAAGCCTGATGACACAGACTTTACAGAATTGAAACCATCTGTAAATTGGTTCTGAGTTGCTACGTCCATTGCAATCTGCTTGTGGCTATTCTTGTCACTCCTAAACCAGCCACCGTCTTGATGTGTATTAGCGTAGTCATTACCAGAGAATCCACCAGCACCAAAGCTACCTTCTACACCTTGGCCTGTCACCTTTACTTTACCCATACCAAAGGCACGATTGACAAGCCCACCAATAGCTCCACCAATCATTGCAAATACAGGCCCCCATAGTGCTCCGATAGCTGTACCAATATTAACTACAGCACTGCCGTGATTACCAATTCCGTATTGCCCTGAGATTGCGCTACCTGCCAGTTTCCCAGCAGCCATACCTGCTACATAAGTGGCTGCTGTACCTGCCATTGAGGAGGCCGACCCACCTGCGGCGATGTTTCCACCTGTAGCTGTTGGCCCCATCACCCCTGACGTTCCACCTACGTAGTCAATTGCGGATTGAACACCATTACCCACAGTAGCACCTACACTCTGAAACCCGTCACTTACAGCACTATAAGCCGACTTGGCAGATTGCAATAAACCAATACCTTGCCCCATACCTATCTGACTTCCAATCCCCTGAATAGGCGCAGCGGATACGGCTGTTGGACTCATATAAGAGGCAATCCCCCCACTAATTGGTGCAAGTAGTGGGCGAAGGATTACTTTGGCAAAAGCAATCTCCATGTCCCTAATAAGCTTCTTGAAACCACTCCCACCGCCATCAATAATGGCGTTGGCTAAGTCATCACTAATCTTCTTGTCTGTCTCCTGCCAGAGTTTTTCTGCGGCTTTCGTAGTGACAGTATTTAGTACGTTAGCCTTCTGCTGCACTTCAAGCTCTGTTTGAACTTTGCCGAGGTTTGTCAGCGCTACTATCTTTGCCTGCACTGCGTCCGCAACTTTTTGTGCAGAATCTGCGCTAGCGTTTCCTGCAGCCTTCTCACCGTCTGCAAACTCTTGCATAACAGTAAGTTGCTCTTTCAAAGCATTAATATTAGCTTCCGTGATATGATCTTGCATCTGCTTTGCAGACACACCAACAGCCTTCATAGCATCCGGTAAGGAATTGTAAGCGTCTATCTGTGCTTGTATGGCTACTATGTTCTTATTGATAGCCTCAATTTCTTTGTTAGATTTTTCCTCAGCAGCCTTCTCACCTCTGCTGGCAAGCTCTTCCTCTGTCTGTGAAAGTGCTAATTTCTGGAATCCTAAATCTGAGAGTGCCTTGCTTTCTTTCAAGCGCAGCTCTGCAACCTTACTTGCTGCAAGGTTGCGCTCTTTCAATGTCTTTCCGTGAAAGTTTTCTAAGTCTGCCACGGCCTTACCATAATACGTTTTTGTATTATCTATTTCAGTTTGCAGAGTTGTTGCTTTTGCTGTAAGGTAAGCCTGATCAGACATTTCACCGCTCTTGTGAAACATCTCAATTACTTTTAGTTGGTTTCCATAAGCGCTCTCTGCAGCCTTGTACTCAACTTCATATTGCTTCTGCTGTGCGTTTACACCGCTGAGACCCTCTGACTTTACTTTGACAACTTTCTCTTGTGTCTTCTTAAGAAGTAGGAGTTCGTCCTCATCCCACTTAGCTTTGTTTTTGAGCTGTTCTTCAGCAGACATGCTGCTTCTTTGCTGCCGGAATGTGTCATAAGCTTCTTGTGCAGCGCTTTTAGATCGGAGGTGCTTGTCTACCAAGTCCATCATTTTTAGATCGTGGACGCGCCTATCATTCAAATCTTGTTCGTCTTTGAGTTGCTGTGCATGTGTATCAGCTCGCAACCATTGCTCACGTAGATTGGCAATGTCGTCGTCAATTCTCTTATTGGCGTTAATACCGGATTGAGGCGCAATAAAATTCAGGAGCGTCATGTTGTTATTGCGTACTTTCTTTTCCTCTAAGTCAGCAATCTGCGAATCCCTAGTCTGTACGTGTGCAATCTTGTCCCACACAGAAGCTACCTCTCTACCCCACTCATGGAGCGTCTTCATGGACGTGCTTAGGTTAGCTTCTATCTCCTCTGTACTCTTCTTATTAGCTGCCACCATAGCATCAGTTGCTGCCGACAAAGCTCCTTGGGCGTTCCCCTCATTCTCCATAGAGATGATGCGATCCATTGTTGCTTCATCCATAAAGTGATACTGAGCATTCATGCGCTCAGCATTCCTTGATATGGCATTTGTAGACTTGATAGTTCCTGCTTCAATACCTGAGGCTAGTCCGGCAAATCTTTCCTCAAGGTCTTTTATAGGTGTGTGAGATACACTGGCAAGAGATGTGATAGACTCCGTTATGGCACCCATCTGTTCTGCGGAATACCTACCAGTTTTAGCCAAATCCATCACAACATCTTTAGCGTCACTAAGGCTACCGCGTGTTGCTGTAGCTGCATGTGCGAGTGCCAGCATACTGTCTGCTGTTAGCCCAGATGCATGCCCTGTCTCAGCAATGACTTCAGTCATTTCCTTAAACTGAACTACACTTCTGTGCATAGCTACAAGCGCAGCTATGGCAGTTCCAATAGCAATAACTATTAGCGATATTACCGAGAGAAGCGCAGTTACGCCTAGCCCTGTAACCTCTGCAGCAGCGGCAAATCCCCTCATAGCAATAGCTGCCACATTAAACTTCTCAGCCATAACCATTGCGGAACCACCAAGGCGTGAGAAACTACCTTGTGATAGTTCATGCGCCATGACAATCATCTCGCGAGTGATACCAGCGATGCCAGAGTGAGCGCCATGTGCTGCTCCATCTGTGGCTTTCAAGGCAGCAATCATTGGTGCTGCTTGTGAGGACACGCCAAGAGTTCTTGCTTGATTCTCTATGAGGGAGACGTTGTACTCGTGCAGTGCTCTGCCAGTTAGGCCAAGCCTACCAGTTTGCTCTGTCAAATTCTGAATAAAGGCGTCACCCGAGGCTTTGGCACGCTTAGTGGCAGCGTCCATCTCATTGTTCTGAGAGATAGCCTCAGACTGTGCTTTACTCAATGCACGATAGGCGCGTTCCTTCTCTATCTGTATAGCTGCACCATGGTCTCTCTCTAGGCGTGCATTAGAGGCGTCTAGCGCAGCATTCATACGCATAGCTTCCCCTTGCGCATCGGAGAGTTTCTTGTACGCCATCTGACGTTCACCAAGAGCATTCAGAGCGTTACCATTTGATTGTGCTCTAGCCTGTGCCGCATAGTACGCATCTGCGGAGTCTTGCAGCTTCTTATAGGAAGCATCAAGTGATTTATTATCACTGATTGCTGCCTTCTGTGCGTCTCCTAGCGCCCTATACGCGTCCACTTCAGCCCCTAGCATTGCTGCCATTTGCTGACCCAAGTCATTCGCGCCCTTCATTGCTGCATTATAGGCGTTTGTTTGGGACGTGTTTGCGCCCAACAGATCAACTTGCTTCTGGAATTTAGCTATCAGCTTCTCTATAGCGTCTGCGGAATTCTTCTGTGAGTCTGATAGCGTCCTGCTAGATGAGGATAGTGTACCAATAGCACGCTCAGCCCGCCCTGCAGCCTGTGCTAAGCTATTAAGAGAAGCTGTGGCATCGTCAATACCGTCGGATTTTACGGATATTCTAAGAGAAGTGATATTCATGCCTATGTGAAACCTTTATAATTTATGTTACTAATGAATATCACGTTTACAACACCAGCTTACTTCTCTGCTCCGCTGAGCCAAACAGCTCAATGAAGGCATTATTAATTGCGTTACTATTTTCTAAACTGTCGAATTCTTCTGTACTCAGTTCTTTAGGGCAGGAACGTTGTGGAGAAGACGCTTGAGAATACTCAGAACAATACTCTTGCGAGAGTTGCCTAATTATCTGAAGCTCATAATCCATCAATGTGTTTTGTGTAGTAACAACAGGCATCCAACGTTTAGTTGGTGACTTCACCCACTCTACAGTGTCGCTTGAATACATCCTCTCAGACCATGCTACAATCTGAGTCCAGTCAAGGGGTGAAAGTCCCATGCCACCTTGTGCCACAGTGCCACACTCGTACCACAGGGATACTAAATGTGCCTCGTATTCGTTTAGTTGTGGCAAGGTTAGGTATGGGGAACCTTCTACGTACATCTCTCTTCTGGGCTTATCAGACTTCTCAGGCGTGGCGTTTAGCCACGCCGAGTGTCTAGCAAATACTGAGAGGTTTTCTTTCAGTTGCCCAAAAAACTCTCCACCTCACCGAACTTCTCACCTACTTGTGTAGTGATCCAGTCGAGGGCAGGGTTAGCGTAAAGCTCTTTGATAGTGTCGAAGTTGTCAAGCGCTGCACCATCTAAGTCAAAGTTAGAGACTTTCTTGGTGAGTGTTGCATAAAACTCTGCATTGCTTTGCAGGAGTTCATCTGCGGAAGGTGATTTTTGTTTGCCGCTCTTCTGAGCGTTCTTACGCAATTGTGATGCCATGTAGTTGCGGAATACTTTACTAGAGCGTCCCCACACCTCAATGGTGAGCGGCTGAGTTTGTGCCTCATCAGCGTACATCAGGCCAAGCTTAGGGTGATCCAGGTGGAGTACTGTTGTTTCGGACAACTGAACAGAATTGATGTTAAAAGCCATGTTAGAATTCCTTTAGGTAGAAGACTGCTATTATTCGGAAGATTATTCTTCTCTATACTGCTTAGTTCTCTGTTGCCAGAGGTGTTACGAAATTTATGAGTGCTTCTAGGTCAACATTGTAGAAACACTCTGTTGACCCGTCGAATACTTCTGAGACTGGTTTGTAATGCATCCCTAACCACTTGTGAGACGCCCTCTCCAAGTTTCTAGCTAGTTCGCCGTCTTCAAAGTAAAATGAGGACTTTAAACTAAACTGTGGGCCACCTTTATTAAATATCTCTGATATTCTATTGTCAGGTGTGCGATTGGTTATACCAACTTTGGTTGTTGCTGCAGATGTAAGAACGTATAGTGTTCCCGGCTTCCCTATGTTGTAACCGCAGGTCATACACTTCGGGCAACCTGACCCTGAGAGGTGAGAACTAGGTGACTGCGAGAAGTCGTGATGTACAGGACATGTTATAATCAAGGGTGTTGAGCTATTTGAGTACACCGCCCTGTCGTACCCGTAATGTCCACCATGAACAACAGCAGCTTTCACCTTGAATTCAGCTATGTTACTACTATTGGCTAACTTTGCCGCCTCAGCAGCACACGCCTTACAGCCGCTCCCGCCTAGATGTGATGAAGGGCGTTGCCAAAAATCGTGGTGTACTGGGCAAGTTATAAGAATTGGTGTCGTGCTATCCGCATACACTGATTTATGATAGGAGTAGAACCCGTTGTGAACTGCATTTCCCATCAGTTTGAAAGCATCTGTATCACTGCTCACTGACCTACCTGTAATCAAAATCTTTGCACACTCTTTACAACCATCTCCATCATTCTTGTGCGCCTGTGCTTGCTGTACAAAATCCCCGTGTAATGGGCATGTAATTATTACTTTGTCTTTTCCCCTCACATACACGGTGTTTTCATATGTGTACTTTCCACTATGTTTTTCCGTAGCTCCAGCAATCCATTCTTTTTGTGTTAATTTTCTTGCCATGTGTATCCTTGTAAGATACACTAGATGTGCGGCAGGGATAAAGCCTACACGCACGTAGTGCAATTGTGAAACGTATATTATAACACAACCATTACACTGTTACAACACCGCCACTGATTTCGCATTTTGATTCAAACGAAGTAATCTGTGAACCGGAGCCGATTGAGGTCTTATATGACATGATAAGTGCCTGCGCGTACAAGATAGAACCATTCTGCAAGACAATCTTAATAGCGTAAGGTGCGTTACTAGCTTCACCAGCAATCAGAAGGGTTTGGCCTGCATCAGTTGTTGAGCGTGCGCCCTTAAGGTCTAAGCTTCCTGATTGACGAAAACCTTTTAGTTTGTAGGTATTCTGGTCATTGACGGGGTTGAATGTAATTACGCTTGACTCTGGCCCCAATAATCCGATGTCTGTTACTTCTTTGATTAGCGTATATGTCAGAGCGCCGAAACCTGCTGCGTCAATTGTAGCTGGTACGCCTGCGGAGATGGATATGGTACTGCCAATGGAACTAAATGCGAGAGTTGTCATATTTGTTTCTTTCTGAGATAATTAGATTACTGCGGGGTTGGTTATTTTGAACAACTTAGTTCAAGATTGTTGCTACTACACCGACGCCGCCAGTAACTGCCACTGCGCCATTCAGGTATGCTGGGATAGTATCGAGACGTACAACTTCAAAGCCATTTGCAGGGACAGTGATTGCCAAACCTGCTGCTACTGAGACTGTTGTCGCACCACAACCCGGAACAGCCACTGTTGTACCACTAGCGCCATCTAGTGTGACTACAACAGGTGATGCTGTAATGTTGTACATAATCAGGTCTTGACTAGAGCCTGCTGTGTATGTTAATGTGTCAGAAGCTGACAATACTGTTGTAGTTGGTGTGAACGGGCCGAGCACGTTCTTGCTAGTAATTCCAATTGCTGCCATGTTGTTTCCTATTTAAATTTGTAATGTAGCTTACGACTCAACCCTGTATGGGAAGCTGATAGGCTGTATAATCCAGCCACTTTGATCTAGTACTAATTGTCCTGTATTAGCAGCATCTTCAATGCTTACAGTTCCTGTCTTGGGTACAACTGGATAAACTGCTGCAAGAGATTTAGCAAGGGCTTCAACTTTCCCTGCACCGACACCAGAAGGCCACCAAATGTTGCATTGGAATGTCCCACGTTCGCGCTGTCTAGTACCGTCAACTGTCACTACATTAGTGGAAGCCGAGATTATAAAGCACTCAATGAAAGGACTACTTGCAGGTTTGGTAAATGGTACACCTTGCCATGAAACAGGAATTGGTGGAGATTGTGCTGCTGCGAATGTTGCTAGTTTGCTCTCCAGTTCACTACGGACACTCATAAGCCTCCTAGCTGTATTTGTTTAATATTGATTGGACACTCGACGCCACCATCTTGTATGGGCCTGTTCTACCAGACCATATCGGTGGAAGCCAGCCCAACACTTCCGCGTAATACGCCTCTTCAGTGTTGTTCGTGAAAGTGACTGTATTATCTTTACGGAGAAACGGGTTTTGTGAGAGTGTTGCTGATATACGAGAAAGGCTGTTTACACCTATGTCATTCGTAGCAGAGCTTAGGTCACTACTATACGCTCCACCTACTCCGGTGTACCATTGATTCGCAAGCAAGCCTTTTGCAAACAACCCCGGATTACTAGGTGATGGACTTCTAGCAACAACCTCTGTGAACAAGTCGTAGACAATGGCATTAGTTGCTTTAGAAACGTCTTGTAAAGCCTGTTCTCTGAATGCCTTAATATCATCTAGGAAAGACATTGTGCTCTTTCTTTTATAGGGCGTATTATACACTACAGATGGTCTTTTGTCAAGCCCTCGGAGTGGTTGTTCTCACATTTGAGAACTTTAGCGTCTTAGCATTAAGTTGTACAGCAGTGGGGCAGAACCTGTAGGATCAGCACTCTTCATATCATAAACTTTATAGACAATTGAGCCAACTCGCAAGCGGTCTGCTGTAGTGTCGATTACTAGCGGAGTTGCCAAAGGGTCAGCCTTCTCAGGTGGCCTCATATAGCAATCTTTATCTCCTACAAGGATGGTAGTCCCAAACTTGCTTGACAGCCCGTTGTTATTGCGTGTTAGGTCAACTAGGATTACCTGCACAGGAATTTCTACTAATGTCACTGCTAATTCACCTGTAGCAGGGTCGTAAGACCCTGCGAAGGATTTCTGGTAGTAGGCTGTGCAGGGGTCATCGTTCATGAAGTCGAGTATCATGCGGTCGAAGTCGTTTGCACTAGACATTTAGAGTCCACCCTGAGCCTTCGGAGCCGGCTGGGCCTGTTAAGTTTAAGTTGCCGTACAGAGAGCCATCATTAGGGCTGATTGCAGCATCAACTGCCAAGCGTTGTGACTGTGTGCCTGTATAGTAGTTACGATTCCAGTCTGAGGCGAATTGTATTAATGGGTTTAGTGCTGACCCAGAGGCACTGTATGGCATAGGTGAGATGTCCATAAAGGCAGGGTCTTTTACTGACATCAACAGGAATGTTCTGTATGAATCGAACGCCTCTTTCCCGAATACCTCTAGCTGCAATGAAATTTTTCTGTGCGTCTTGTACGATAACTGAGCCAGTATCATCATTCCACAAGTTATGACTGACTTTTGCAAGTTGTTTCCATTGTCCGCGTACACAGTCACGTAAACACTTGATGGTAAATAGGGGATATCAGAAATATCCCCTAGACGCATTCTCAGTTTACCCTCTGGTGTTGAATAATCTATAACCATGTTTCCCTTGTAGTTTTGTTTGGGCGATGGCCGTAGAAATCTTCGGCTCTGTCATCATACCATTGCGCAGCACACAACTCTTCAATGAATTGCCGTTCAAGCCTAACTCCACTCGGATCAACTATCCTTGCTCTCCAAACGTTTACCCGCAGGCCGACACCAATGAAATCAGATGTTGTCTCGCGCTTTTGTTTTCTCCGATTGTGACTCTGCTCTTTCATGGTAGCCCACTTGCAGTTATCTTTTGAGTAATTACCGTTGGTATCTTTTCTTTCAAGCGTCAAGTTGTCAGAGTAGCCATCTTGCATATCTTCCCAAAAGCCTTGGAAAGTTTCCCACTTAGAGCAGTGAACGATACCCCTTCCACCGTAGTCAGGGTATTCCTGCACATTTGGGTTGTTGCAACGCGTCCTCATACCAGACCAAATTTTGTGTTGGCGGGTGCCATACATCCCATGAGTGTGGTTTTTACCAATTTCAGGGCTGAGTAGAGCAAGCTTCAAGTTCTCTTTAGCTTTTTCTTTTAGTAAGCAGCCACAAGACTTTACAATACCTTTTACGATATGTGATGGCTTAGTCTTGCCGGAACCTCCACATTCACAAGAATACGTAAATTCACGCTCGCGTCCATCTTCCCGTACCTCACCAGTGATAGTTATCCTGTTGAAAGTTTCACCGAGCAATATACCAATGTCGTACTTCTTTACCATACAAACTCCGTTCTGTTATAATCAAGACAAGCATTATACCATAGGAAGGTCGGTTTGTCAATACCCCTTGTGGGGTGAGCTCCTTAATTAAAATCCCCTGCAAAGCAAGGGACTCTGTTAAGAAACTAGCCGGTATTTACCCGGCGAAGTTCTTAATTACTTAGTTGGAACTGTAGACACGTACACAAGCTTGCGGCCTGAGTAGAGCAGAGATATGGTTCGACTCCGATTCCATGTTGATCTTGGTTCCGTTAGGCTCAGCCTGTGAAAATAAATACACCTGCTCGCCAAGTGTGTTTACAAGGCCGAAGCGCTCGCATGGAGCGAAGTAAGTCTTGAACATTTCAGAACCAGTAGGAACTGCAACACCTTCACTTGCTGTTACAATACTTGTACCATTGTACGAGTCACGTACTTCACGGAAAGTAACGCCACCAAAATAAAAAGAACGTCCGAGAGGCAATGGTGAGCCACCTTCAGCCAAACGACCACGCAGTGGGTCAGTGCCAGCAGCCAAGTTCTGTGCGTAAGTGTAAGCTGTCTTAACCGAAGCGTGCTTGATCAAGTTGTTGAAGAATGCAGTATCACAAGGGATGATGATACCAGAGAAAATACCGTTACCACCCATACCTGTCTGTACTGCTGCGATAACCGATTCAATTTTAGCCAAGACCTCAGTTGTACTTGTGCCAAGTACAAAGTCTACTGCAGGACGGGACACGTTGAATTCAACTTGCCAATCTTGGGTAACTGTGCCGCTTGGGGCATAGGCAGTACCAAGCATGATAGCTTGAGCACGTGCCTTGTTAAGAGTCCAGTCATGGTTCTGGCGAATGCGCGTAATCTTGCGCATCTGTACAGCTTCCAATTGCTCTGCTTCATTGAAGTTTTCATAAGCAGACTTGTTTTGCAAATCTTTTGGAGTAATGAAGTCATCCAAAGGAAAGTGAGGTACAACAAACGAGTGCAGCTTGCGAGTAGCATCTTTACCTACGTTGTTCTTCTCACCACGGACACGATCAACGATCAATGCTCCGTCTTGAGTGGATTCTTCAAACAAGACCACATCCGACGCAACACTTTCTTCCGAGAAGATACCTAGGGTGTTAAAAGTACCCCATTGGATAGGCACGTTGCGAACTGCGGAGGTGAGGTCTACTACATCAAAATTATTTAATGGGCTACGAATCAACATTATCTATTTCCTTTATTATTGTCAGAGAATTGCCACAGTTAAGTGGCTTTGTGTTGTCAATGACAACTATTAGGCTTGAGCCAATACGTCGATGCCAGAAGCTGCTGTCAGTGCCAGCAGTGCAGCGGTACGGACAGCGCCAGCAGTAACCGAGGCACCAAACGTCAACGAAGCATCAGCGACAGCAGCAGGGCCACGGTACATTACCAAGAAGGTTGTGTCAGTGTTGACAACTACGGCTTGCGATACTGGACGGCCACTAGCGTCACCTACAACGACCACGCTAGGGACTTGGGTGCCGTCAGTGGCTGTGGTTTCGTTAAGCTTGTACTTGACAGTGCCTGCAACAGTGATGGCAATGGTATCGCCAGCAACAGCAGGGGTTGCACCAGCAGTGATAACGAACGACAAGCCATTCTGTGTGAATGCAGTGCCATTTACCCCAGAACCAATCAGTGTGCCTTTGGTATCGTAGGCATTGAAGGTTGTGGCTGCTGTCATCTTGACAGTGTATACGCCTTGTTGCAGATTGGTATCAGCGGTAGCTGTGATAGTGCCAGCGGTAGCATTACCAGTACCAACCATTGCTGCGGCTGTACCTGTGGCAGATGCGATGTACGAGCCAAGCACAGCGCCAATTGGCAAGCCTGTCGAGACAGCACCATTAAGTGTTACGAGCTTCTTGCAGAAGCCCTTTTCTGGCCACAATTCATATTTAATTACGTTGGAATAGTGTTGGGTTTCAGTGGCGATAATTGCCATAATTTATTTCCTTTACTTAGTTTAATTTGGCGAAATGCCGGTTTCAAGCGACTTATCCCCAGAAGCATCTGGTGAAAGCTTACTACTGAAAATAAGCCAGTCAGGGTCCAGTGAAGGATTCCAGCCTGCCTTAATCTTTTCTAGCAAAACTCTTAGATTGTTTCTATCTAAGCTAAAAGCATTTCCGATTCTCATTATTCCGTGTTTCGGATGCATCTTGTGGTAATTGAAAACTTCTTCAGCAAGTTTCCAGACCTCTTCATTTGCATTAGAGTTGTTCCAAGACGGTCTTAGCTTCTGAGAGGCACTCATCTTTTGCCTTACTGAAGTGCTATTTTGTGTGTGACCTGTGCGACTGACAGACATCTTGTTCCTAGAAGCCTCGGAGTGAACACGGCCTTTACCAGATACTGAGAGTTTTAACTTTGTGGCATCAGATGTTTTCCTGCCGATGGCTGCTAAACGCATCGCTGTAATAGCTGCCTCTGTGTGCTTCCTACCGAGATTTGGGCTGTTCCCACCTATAGCTAGGTTGTACCCGATACACGCTGTTGGGCGGAGCCTATACTCTATTTCCAAACAATACTCTGGACTCCCTTGCAAAATGGTGTCTACGACTAAGGCTTCTTGGTACTTCCTAATGACATTGTGCAGGAGATAAGTGCCACCTCGTAGCGTGGCTGCCTTGTGTTGTGCAAACCTGCAGGCAGCCCCGTTAACACTGACTCCAATATAACCCTCTGTAAAGATGTCAGTGTGCTCAGGTAGGTGTATCCAGTAGACGCAACTTAATTGATGCATTACTTAGGCGTGAACTTTTTAGCAAAAGCTGCTGCCAATTTAGATACAGCATCTACTTCTACAGGCGCTGCTTCTGCAGCTACGCCAACTTCGGTAAACATGGTGGACTTGCTCTCAGCTTCCAAGTTAGCAGAGAAAGCTGCTACAATGGCTTCAAAGGAAGCATCATCAAGATTCTCAGTAGCCAGCAAAACAGCAGGAGCCTTAGCAGTGCCGATAGCCATTTCTACTTTTTCTTTACGTGTTGCCAGTTGCTTTTCAGCCGCTGCGACAATGAGTGCCGCTTTAGCGTCTTCAACTGCTGCAAGTGCTGCTTGTGCAGTTTCATACTTGGTTGAGAGTTCTGCGAAAGAGTTTTGCATCTCTGCAAACTGTCCTTGAATAGCTTGGAAAGCGGAAGCTTGGGAAACAACTTGTTCCTGTGCGTGGGCCAACTGCGCTGTGAGTTCTACAGACATGTCAGCAGTCTGCTCCGTTTTTTGCTTCATTTCACTTCCTTTGGTTCCACTAAAAAACTGTTTCTTGATTGCTTTAAGCACCTTGTACTCCTTGTTGTTTGGTCACGATGTAATCTACGAACTCATCGTTAGACATAATCTTGTTCACAAGCCCTTTGCCCATTGCGTCCTTAGCCATGAATGTACGAGCTTCAGTTGCCTTAATATCTTCTGTAGACAATCCTGTGTAAGTAGAGACATGCTCCGCAAAAGAGTCGTATAGAGAGTCCACCTTGTCTTGCAAATCACTTAGAAATTCTGGCCGGAATGAACCGTCTTCTGCGTAGGGAATCTTCTGTGCGCCTGCTGAGATGAATACATTCTTGAAGCCTTCTTGCTTCATGTTCTCGCTAGAATCTTCCAAACAAATCAGTACACCGATGGAACCAACCTCAGCGAATGGGTTTGCGATAACTTCATCACAGACGCATGCCAGAGCATATGCAGCACTTGCACATGTACCGTCTACGTATGCTGTAAGCGATACGCCAGCTTCATCACACATTTCTCTGAGAGATTGTCCTGCTAGGAAAACTCCGTAGGCTTCACCGCCACCGGAGTCCACTGACAAGATGATATGTGTAGCTCCAGCTTCGATTAGTTCTTCTGCTTGCTCAAGTACGCCTGTGTAGGAACAACCACCACAAAGAGCCTCAAATTCACTGGGCTTATAAGTTAAAAGGCCACATACTTCAATGATGCCAACACCGCTGATATCATCAAGATCGTCTGGAGCCTCCGAAGGGTCTTCTGTATCGTCAGCACCAATCATCGGTACTAATTTCATAAGCCCTGCGTTGCGAGTGGAAAGGTAGGAGGTGATGTTGTTGAAGCTTTGCTGAGAAACAAGGTGCGGGACACCGTAGAGTTTCTGAGTAAGTTTGAATAGTTTATGCGGCATGTATTCCTTTTATTGTTTTATGCAGAATTGTCAGCATTTTGAGCACTTGTATCCTTGCCACCTTTACTAGATGTAGAAGTGCCGCCATTGACGCCACCAACACCTACTGCCATTCCTTGTGAGCTAGAAGTAGCTTTACCGGAAAGCGTTGTGGAAAGGTTTTCAAAGTCAATAGGTTCATCTTCAGGTTTAGGCTCAAATCCGATAATCTCACGTACCCTATTAAGCACCCCACGGTCAAGTTCCAAAAGGCCGACTGATGCCACCCGTTGCAAATACTTTGAGGCTTCTTCCAAGCTCACAGAACTAACATCCTTGAAACAAATCTTCGGAAGATTTTCACAAGACCAGCCATTCATGCGCCACAAGGTTGGAACAAGTTCTTGGTTGAGTGTGTTAGCAATCTCTGACAACCTATAAGATACTTGGAGTGCCAACAAATTTGTGCTACCATCTTGCAGAGACAAGGAGCCGCCAGTCGTGCCCATTGCAATACTGTCACATGACAGAACGCTCAGAATGTTCGATTGCAACATCTTTATGATGGCAGGGAGGTCGTATGCCTTACCACCTTTTTGTTCTAACAGAGAGAAGCTGAACATATCAGCTTTCGACTCTGGGTCTACCATCTTGGGGAAAATAATTCCTGATTGCTGGCCTGTACTTATATTATCTACAATAGCTTTAGCGGCTGCATAAACTGCTTTATCTTCCGCACTTGCGTCCGGAGACATGTACTTTGGTGGGAGTTGGGCAAATGGCAAGCCTGCAATATCCTTGCTCACACCAATCATAAGGTTGTCTGTGAGCAGCGTTAGTTGCTTGTACGCTAGGTACACACTACGTAGAATGCTTGTACCTTCTGGATTGTCAGATGAAGCATCACAACGAAATAGGATGAACTTCTCACGAGGGATGATGATAAAGCCGTTTGCGTCTTGCAGATTAACAAACCTATAAGCATTCTCCATGCCTGCTAAGGTTTGTGATACACTCTCAAGAGTACGTCCATCTAAGCTGAAGTTCCAACGTGCTATTGTAGCTTGTGGACGATTCTTCAATCCCTTCAAACCAATCAAGCCATCATTCCACTTGGAGCCATTCTTGTACAACCGTCTGCGGAACACCATTTCAGATACTTGGTGCCCCCACTCCTTGTATGTCCCTATGCCTTGCATTGTAGCTTGCCATGAAGTGTCCATATCATGCAAAACGGATGCTAAGTAATCTCTTCGCGCCTTATCAGTTGGAGTCTCACCCGTTACAGGTTCAACAATAACTTCTGAGCGATTCATTAGCGTGTTGATTGCACCTAAGCCGACATTGACAACAGGGCTGTACTGCATCTCCGCGACAACTTTAGCAAGCTGAGGCATACGGAAGGAAGCATTAGCCTCTTCGTAAACCCTACCTTGTCTAACTTTTAACGCTGAGAAGCCTTGCTCTCCGAGCGATAGACGTGGTATAGTTACGCCATCATCTGGTGCTAACGCATCTACTGAAGCCACCTTGGCAGCTTTTTTACTTGCCATATTTTGCGGCTCCTTATAATTAACGCGTATTATACACTATACATGTGGTTTTGTCAAGCCCCTGCCAAGGAGCTTGACAATTGTTCTCAAATGTGAGAATTAGATTGCGTAGCAAGCTACACTAGATGGTAGGAATGGGTGAGTTTTGAGTGAGACTAGGTATAGAAAATGTAGGTATGGTTACTTGCTTTGCAAGGTGCGTAAATGCACTTGATGTAGCATCGGCCTGGTCGTCATGATTCTTACGATCACCGTTGAAGAAACACACCTCGTCAAAGAAATCCCTATTCCAATCACCTTTGACGATCTTCACAGAACCATTCGCAGCAACGCTGGCGAATGGCCCAAACCTTGTCACCTTACTCGCATGAGGGTTACTGCCATCCACCTTTGTTGTAATCCCATGTTCCGCCAAGAATGTGGTGTAGAACTTCACAGCCACCTTCCCAGCCTGCCCAGGGTCAGAAGGAATTGTTTGTGTAATATCTAGTCCGTCTTGCCAAGCAACTTCCTTGATAGTCTTCAGTACGCCGTCAATCTGCTTCTGAAATCGAACGACATCTTCTATGTAGAAGTTGCCGAACGCATCCTTGGACATTAATACGCCAGCCGTCCAGTCACATTTAAACTGGTTCGCTTCGTTAGGGATGCTTGATGCCAAATCCCAACTTCTTATTTTCGATATGGGGTTAACAGGGGGGTGTTCGACAATCTCAAACATGTCCTCAGACACCATTGAACTGCCCATTACTGTGGCATACCAAGAGCCGTGGTATAGGCGAAGGACATTGACTCGTGGTGCTGAGAGAAGACGACCAACATAGCCTGGATCGGCTTTCATAAGCGCAGTGTTGTCTGTGCAATGCATGGGAATAAATTTGAACTTTAATGGAACGAACTCTGTCCCCAGTTTAAGCCCTTGCCCGTACTTCTCGTATAATTCTTCTGGTGTGTCTGCCCACTTTACGTGGTTGTTCTGGACAACGAAGTAACGTATCTTGTGCTCAGTTCCTGGAAGAGGGACTCCCTCTGAGTCTAGTGAGAATTGAACGAAGTCTAGCAGGTACGAGGTCTTAGAAGGGTTGCATGTGAGTAACAGACTCAACTTACCCTTATACGTAGCGCTGCGCAAGCGCCCCATTAGTGCTAAAATGTCCTCTAACTGAAACTCCGCGCTCTCATCAACAATGTATGTTGTGCGCTCCCAACCCTGCACCTCGTACAAGTCACGCGGCATAGCTTTAAAGTCAATCTCAGCACCGTTCTTAAACACCCATGTGCGAGCTTGTGTCTTATATACGCCGCCGAAATGGGGGTAGATTTGCTTAGATGCGCTTATCAAATCCTTGAGCATTGGGTAGGACAGGCGTAAGATCATAATCCTTGCTGCAGGGTCTGCTACAAGTCCTGCTGCTTTGAGCAAGCTTAAGTAGCTCTTCCCGCTTCCGGCTGAGCCACCTGTAAGACATATGTCTACCTCATTCTCGATAAGAACCAGCCTCTGCTTCTCAGACCCCGGCCCCCATATTTTCTTCTTGTTAGCCATTGAGAATCTCCATTGTGCTTTCTACCAGACTTATTACTTCATCAGCAGAAGCTCCAATAAAACATTCTGTGTATCCGTCAAAGTCCTCAGTAGGATTATTGTAAAGTTTTCTCAGTGTCGATAAGACCACCGTCTCTGTATCAAGACACTCTTGACCTGACATTTGGTATGTCTTCAGAATATTGAGGTTCTTTCCGCTAGAAACCTCAATCTGACGAACTCTCACCGAGACATTCTCGTTGTTTGTAATCCCAACCTTGATTACTCCGTATGACTCAAGCACGTATAGGCTACCTTGCTGGTTCGTCTTAAATCCGAATTTTGCACACTTGCGACAACCGCTACCAGATAAGTGGTTTCTGTAGTGCTGGTGGAATAAACCGTGCTCATCACAAATGATCGGCAATTTCTTAGACTCATCCTCAAAATGTGAATCAGTCACAAGACTGTAGTCGTATTTCTTAACGTGTTTTTCAGGAAGAAGTGGAATAAATCTCTCCCTCGTCATCACGACATTACCAACGCATACAGGACAACCTTGACCAGTTTTATGTTTCTCTGGAGACTGCCAAAATGGGCCGTGTTCTCGACAGACAATTTCAATCTTGGTTTCGTTGTTTACATAGACTGATTTTGAATAGTCATATGTATCTCCGTGGCACTCACGAATCTCGGCAAAGGCCACTTCCTCTGGCATCGTTCTCTTTGCAGACCTACGCAGTAATCCGCATGTAGGACACCCGCTTCCCGCATGATAGTGGTTATCAAAAGATGTGTCAAAATTACCATGGATAGGACAAGTCACAACAATTGGAGATTTTACGTTAATAAAATTAACGCCCTCATAACTGTAGAAGGCGTCATACTTGTTACGCATAAGTTCTACAGCTTCGTCTTGTGTGTAGTTCCAAGTACCATTATAGACTGCTCCAACTTGAAGTAATCCTTTAGCACACTCTTTCCGATTTCCATCTTCAAATTGCACGATAGCACGGCCCTTAGGCAGAAGCTCCACTACAGTGGCAATACCTGAGGTGTTAGTCGGGAATTTGTCACCAACTGACACAACTCTGAAAGACTTGTCGGACATGTTACCAGCGTTTAGCTGAGAACTGCTGAATACCTTCTCAACCCCTGAATCTTCAAATCGAACTAAGACATTCTTCGCACCGTTATATGCTAATACTACGCATCTTCCACAGTGATTCGAGGCGAACCAATCACCAACCTTAACTGATCCTTGCTGTACACTTCTGTCTCTGATTGAGCCAGATTGGAACTGTGAGCCGGATGTTGTCTGCTCGTGTCCGGTATTCTCAAACTTGACTGTTATGTTGTAATAGTTCTCATACTGTGTTACAGTTGCCACTCCGCTGTTGCTTGTCGTCACACTGTCACCGACAAATACCTTTTGTAAATTACTTCTTGCCATACTTTACCCCTCCCAAGGGTTTGTTAATAAATCTTCTTAGGTCAAAATACCAAATGGCCTTGGGAGGTGCCCCACCTGATACTTTGACCTGAGAAAACTCAAACGAAAGTATCCCAAGCCACCTTATAAGTAGCTCAGGAACTTAATTGATATGTAGGCAGCACACTGACCATCTCCTACACTTACTCACCAAAATGTGAGCCTCACCACAATACCACCCTCACAGGAACCTGCAACGATGTACTCTACATAACCTCGCGGGTACAGTTAAGACCTCTTGGAGACTCTGTATGAATCTTGTTAAAAACACCAACAGGCACACTCTCAAAGCACAGGAGAGTATGACTCACATGAGAGGTGCGCTTGTTAATATTCTACTGGTGCCCCTTAATCGTCTCGAACGATTCACCTCAGAATTACAAGTTCTGCGCTCTACCAGATGAGCTAAAGGGGCATTGTAGCGGCACTTGTTAATAAGTGCCGCTATATTGGTTCACTTCGGGCTGGCTACCGCAATTAATTTCCGATACCGTGATCGCACCGTATTGCACTCCTGCGCTCAGCGGTAGCGAAAGCTCGGATTCCTATGTTCTCACATGTGAGAATTAACTTACTTGCTGCACTCTAACACACAGAATGTTACCGTACAATTATCTTGTTACCTAAACTGACTGAATCACATCAAACTGGATCATTGGCGTATTGTCCTCCGTAGTACTCCCACCAAGACCCCCGCCGAGCCTACTTTGCGCAACCAATCGAGTCATCTGATCACGATTAATAGCTTCCGATAATTCAATTTCCAAATCTAATATTTGCTTGGCACACGAAGTAGCCATTTTCAAGTCTTGGCTCTCCATACCCTTAACTAGCGTCTCAACTGCTGCCATGCGCTCTTTCTGGAGCAACTTGAGCAGTGCTGTGAGTGGATTATTCTGTTTACGGATGAAAGTTTGTTCCACCGTCTTTAATTGAGCGCCGATGGCTTTCTCCTTGCATTATTTCTCGAATGCACGTATCATAGCACATGGATGCTGTTTTGTCAAGCCCATGCCAGAAATGGGTACGATGATGCCCAAAATTGGCATGGTGGCTGCACGAGCAGACACAACTATCTCGTACTTGAAACACGCAATAGTTGTTGACACACTTCAAAAGTAACATGTAATATACCTGCTGTCACAACACACAAGGAGAATTATGGACACAATCACTAAAGAACACCTTCAAATTTACTTCAGCTTGTCCCAAGCACACTCAATGGATATGGACATGAACCGTCTAGCCTGTGGCTCGTACGCCAACTACCATACGCAAGTGGCATTCCACAATTTTTGCAATGGCTTTAACAGCTGCTTGAGGCACTTCGCTGGTGATGGCAAATGAAACACATCAAATCTGCCCTACTATGGGCTAAGTATGCTTGTATCATTGTACTGAGTGTGATAACCTTCTCAACTGTTGTAAATTGGTTTGGAGCAACTTATATTGTTGCTGGAAATGTTGTTAAACGTATACGCTAAGGAGAAACGATGAATGTCTGTGGGTACTACCGTAATGAAACAGGAAGCTTGTCAGTTATTAAAGTGACAAACGTGAAGGACTGCGATGAAGCTCTGTTAGGCGTCTCTGATTATTTACTTGAGAATAAGCTACAGAACACAAGTCCTGTGTTCCTATTGCTGCAAGGAGGCCGTATTGATGCGTGAGCAGGAAATGGAGTATGACACGCTTGAGAAGTGGTTGGCTGAATATGAGGCTTCAGAAGAAGCTATTGAAACAATTTAAGGAGAACTATGAGTAATCTAAAGATGGTGCTGAATCCAAGTTTATATGTGTTTGTTGCAGAAATTGAAAGCCTGATTGCAGAAGGCTACGCGGTAGATTTCGAGAACAACCCTCCATGCACTTGGGGAGTGGCATTCGAAGTGGGGATGATCAAGAAGAATGATGTTGGTGCGGAGTTGTTTGCTACCAAGCCTAGTCAACTAGAAGAACTTGTTGCACTTAAGGAAGTTGCACAACAAATTAAGAAGCCCGCTGGACGGCCTAAGCTATCAAAATAGTAGTGTATTGACAAAACATAGAACGTATGCTAATATAGTGCATTCCGCAAATTGTTGTGTGAAGATCACAAGGCGTTGAAAGGCGTCTTGTATGATACATTTGAAAGGGCCAATACATGTCAAAACAGCACACTGTTAAGTCTCGCCGTAGTCGTGTTGAAGCGGAGAAGCCTCCGTTGAAGGAAAAGTTCTTGTCAGTGGCCCGGCAGGAGATTAAAGAGAAAGCAATTGTACCTCTGAATGAACGTCAAGCTGATTACTTTGAAGCTTTGCGCACAAAAGATTTAGTTGTGGCAAGTGGCTATGCCGGGACATCGAAGACATTTGTAGCTTGTTGTTTCGCTGCTGATGCATACAAGTCCGGTGTCATCAATAAAATTGTTCTTGCACGCCCTGCTGTGTCTAACTCAGCCAGCCTTGGATTCGCGAAGGGTGACAACACCGAGAAGATGAAACAGTGGATTATGCCTATGCTGTCCGTACTGTACACAAGAGTTGGTAAAGCTGTTGTGGACTTGGCAATCTTGGATGAGAATATTGTCCTTCAGCCGCTAGAGTCCATCAAGGGCATGAGCTACGGAAAATATACATGGGTTATCGCAGATGAAGTAGAGGACTGCACAGTAGATGAAATCAAGTCAATTGTGACTCGTAATGGAGGTGCAAGGATGACTCTCTGTGGAGATGTCACACAAAGTTGCCTTAGCAAAGATAGTGGACTACTAGCTCTGATGAACATCATCAAGTCTTCCCCTAAGCTGCAGGAAAATGCTGAACTTATTGACTTTGATTCGTATGAGCATATTGTACGTAGCAAGTTGTGCAAGGATTTTATTATGGCTTATGATCGTGCTGGTTACTAAGGAGAACTATGAATCAATTTAAACAAGAACGCCTCAACAAATCTCCAGTCAAATCCTCGTATTACTTAGATGAGCCAAAAGAATACAACGTAAGCTTCATCCCTCAGCGCAATGGCACATACCGTATTGAAGTGGATAGTGGCATTGAGTCTGTTAGCCAATTCTCAACTGCAATATCGGCACTGGGTATGGCGAAAGAAGATGACATGGTTGAAATCCATCTTCAATGTCCTGGTGGGAACGTTGATGCCTCTGGTGCGTTCCTACATGCGATCTATAAATGCCAAGCTCCTGTACATGTGGTAGCTTCGGGAGGAACGCACTCGGCTGCCACACACATCCTCTTAGCTGCTGACAGTTTTGAGCTTGCTGACAACTTCAATAGCCTGATACATAATGGTTCTGCTGGGGCGTATGGCAATCTGAATGAGTACCACTCTAAGAGTGACTTTGATAAAGAGTTTCTCCGTAAGCAATACGCCGATATTTATGAGGGCTTCCTGACTACAGAAGAGTTTGATGGAGTTATGCGAGGGGATCAAATCTGGCTGAATGCTCAACAATGGTGTGATAGGGTGCTATCTCGTGTAGAATACTTTAAGCAAAAAGATGCTGACATGGTGGCGCAGAGGGAAACTGAACAGCCTCCTACAAAACCTAAGAAGAAGAAGCCTATTGCTAAATAACATTTTGTAATGTACTATAAGAGCCTTACACATTAACGTGTGTTTGGCTTTTATTATTTTAAGGAGAAAACTATTGAGCAACACATTCCTAACAGCTGACCTCCACTTTGGCCACATTGGCGTTACAAAGTTTCTACGTGAAGACGGCACAAAGCTACGACCTTGGGACAACTACTGTGAAATGGATGAAGCCTTAGTAGACAACTGGAACAGTGTTGTACGTCCAAAGGATAAGATTTACGTACTTGGTGACGTAGTTATCAATCGTAGAGCCTTCCCAACGCTGGCACGTCTCAACGGTGAGAAGATATTGGTGAAAGGTAATCACGATTTGTTCCAACTGAAAGAATACTTACCATACTTCAAGGATATTCGTGCATTCGGTACACTGGATGGATTCTGTCTTACACATGTTCCAATTCACCCTGACAGCTTGGGAAGATGGAAAGGGAATTGGCATGGGCACTTGCACAATAACGTGGTTTGGGAGCAATACGATGACTTCTCGTGCCATGAGCAAAGGCCCGATAGTAGGTACATGTGCTTAAGTGTAGAGCATACAAACTTCACACCAATTAACTTGGAAGATGCCAAGAAGAAATTTAAGGAGCAACAATGAACAAACAACGTACTGTAAACTTCGTAATAGCACTACTAAGCAGCTTTGCAGGTAGCTTAATTACGCACTATGTAACCGGAGCCAACCTCCTAAGCTTTACTGACATGTGCGTTATTTCACTTATCACATGCTATGTCTGTGATAAACCATTTACAATAAAGGATTAAGGAGCAACAATGACAGAACAAGAACAAAACCTAGTAAATTGCTGTATGGATAACATGGACATGGAGCGTGTTCACAAAGTGATGGAACTCCTTGAATGGAGGTGGCATACAACAGAGGGAACACCCACGTTATTTGACATTAGACAGCGTGTGCGCAAGGACTTCAAGAGTGCTGTTGAACGTGCTCCATATGAAGAGAAGAGTGTGGAAGGCTCTGGGGGGTTCTATTACAGTATATTCAGGGAAGGTGGAAAGGTGGTGTTCGTAGACTTGACGTTTGTTGTTGCGGGGTCTGAATTTGACATTGATTGGGTAGGGAAATAATGGGATATGTTTCAGAAGATTTAAAAATCGACGAGAAGTGGGTTAAAAGCTACACTGTAGGTGGAGTTAGGCAGCACACAAGGTCTGGTGTCACATGGAGGAATATGAATTCACGTTGTAACGAAGGTGGGAGTGTACAGATAGTTAGCCCTACGTATATCGGGTGTACAATATCTACTAATTTCAAAGACTTTCAGTACTTCACAAACTGGAGTCTTGAACAAGTGGGTTACGGCCTTAGCACATATGTGCTTGAGAAGGATATACTACATGCAGGGAACAGATTGTATAGCGAAGACACTTGTGTTTTCGTCCCACAAGAGTTGAACAATTTCTTGCTGTCTAGGAGTAACTACGGTGGAGTTTACCCGCAAGGTGTAACCTATAACAAGAAGTCTAGGAAATTTATTTCACAAATAAGCATAAACAGCTCACGTGTGCATCTTGGGTACCATACAACTCCAGACGCCGCACACGCGGCTTACGTAGTCGCTAAAGAGGTAGAAGCTCGTCGCTGGTACGAAAGACTTAAGGTTAAAGAGTATGTCGTAGATGAGCGGGTAATCGAACGTATGCGTACGTGGAAATTTATTGAGGAGAAAGAATGAGTGGACTATCAAAACTAGCAGCATACAGAGCAACACTAACACAAGCTGACAAGGACGCTCTCTTAGTGTTAGCTCGCCAAACAGCACAGCGCAATAGGGAACTACGTGACGCTAATGCTCACTTAATCAAGACTGAATATCTTGATAGCTATTATTGGAGCACCCTTGCAAGCAAATATAAGGTGAGAATGCCTCATGCCAATGAGCCAACAAGTGTAAAAATGGTTAGGCGGTATTTGAAGCGTTGTAATGTGCCTGTTGAGAGCTTCAATGAGCACTATACGAATGCTACATATTTTGTGAAGAACAATCCTGAGTGGAGCGCTTATGCTACTGCTGGGATTGTGTTAGAAATAAGGGATGGTTTATGATGCAAGTTAGGCTGACATTCCACAATATCAATACAGTGACTACGTTCTGTTCGACGGAATGTTCGGAAGGATAGAGTCCGCTCCTCAATACACTGGTGGATTTCGTGTAGGAGTGCCAGTTTGAAATACATTATAGAAAACTATGGTGAGGTATTCCTACAGAAGCTAATTAGCTGCGATATGTATGTGGTTGGTATGTCCTATCCAACCGTGTTAATTTAAAAGGAAATAGGCCACGTTTCTGGTAAGGAATGTGGCCTTGTTTGTTACGACAACCAGTGTTCGCAGGTCATGATGTAGTTTTGTCTAACTGCTATTACCATTGCATGAGCAAGCTTGCTCCTCTCACAGTTTGGAGTATCTATACCTGCATCACCTTCTGTTGTAACGTAACGCTTTGTCTCATCTTCTGCAATATCTAAGATGTCGATAGTTCTGTCAGCAAACCTACTTAAATCAGCAGCTATAACTCTGCCGCCTATGTCATAAGCTCTCTCAAAGGCTCTGTCAAGATCGCCATCTCCAAACTCTTCTACAATCTCACAGTCACTCTCAGCAACCCACTCTGTAATGCGTCTACGTTGAGTGGCCTTAGTATCTAACGCGGTGTCCCACTGTTTTGTACAATAGTATGCAACCAACTTAGTGTTTATTTCTCTTGCTACAATTTTCTTCTTGCTCATGCAACCTTCCTCCCGTTATTAATACGGGCTTCCTCAGCAGCTTTGTATTGCAACTCTCGCTTATCCCACTCGATTTCGTATTCATCAAGCTTGTCACTGTGCTTGGCTACGTTCTGCGAGATAGTGTTGCGGTCAAGGCCATATTGTGCGCTGAGAACGTCTAGTGTAACCTTCTCTTTACGTGCTTGGCACAACTCACGCAGAACATCAGGTGCAATCTTAAGGCGTGGGCCTAGAATGCGGCCTTCTGCTTTCACACGGATGAGGCCGCGATTAACACGCTCTACAATTTCAGCCTTCTCCATCTCAGCCAAGGCGCTTAGAATTGTCACGAATGCCTTACCTGCTGCGCTAGTGATGTCCATGTTGCCCAGAGAGATGATGTTGACGCCAACTTTCATCTTCTCAAGTGTGTTGATGGTGTTGAGAATGTCTTCAGCGTTTCTCCCTAGGCGGTCAATTGAGACAGTGACTAAAATATCGCCCTCCACCAGTTTTGATAGCATTGCCGAAAACTCTGGACGCTTCTTGGCAGGGACACTCCCACTGACACCTTCCTCCGCATACCAATGATCTACCGCAAATCCCTTAGCTTTGATAGCCATGCGTTGATTCTCAACATTCTGTAAGCCGTCATTAGTGCTTATACGCAAATACCCATAAACTGTTGCCATTTTAATTCTCCTATAGTGTGCCTGTCGCGTTATTGCTCAGGCCATATAAAGAGTATATACGGTCTGTATGGTAAAGGCAAGCAGATATTGTCATACAAAGTGATATTTATGGAAATTTCTATAATAAATTTTTGATGAGACGGCTTCATGGTGACAACCACAGTACGCAAGCTGGAAATATATCTACAAGGAGCTTGGGAATTGCTTGTATGAAATCTTGAAAATGACGCTTTCGTGGTCTAACGCAGGCCATGCCGTGGCACTTTGTTACCACAATAGCATTAAAATATGGCAATCAACTGTTAACCTAGCATCATCCTCCGATAGCCTTCACCTATCAGCCACTTGCAATCTACCAGAACCTCCCTGCAGCCTTCCACACCTCATAACCTACCCGCCAGCACCCTCCTACGCCCCGCCATGTACACGCACAACAGCTTCCCTTATACATGGCAACACTTCACAGCATGACAGCGTAGCGGGCCTGTAACAGCTTACTATCTGAAGCTTCTTCGATGCATATTAGTGTTGTCATGATGCTAACATAATGGCTTTCAAGGTGGCTGATAATGATTCTCATTCAGTGTTGCTATCGAGTGTTTCCTATGGGGAGTACCTTCATAAATCCACTCTGTCCCTATTTAATTAAGCCGGTAGATAATCTACCAATTATCCTTAAGATTATCGGCACAATGTCATGAGCACACTACTATTCACAATAGGCATAACTGACAGCGATGTTATAGGTGTGGTGATAGCACCTTATGGCGATACCCTTGCGGTAACATAGCAAGCATGGCCCGGCAGGATGTCGCACAGTGCTGGAAGGGTATTGCTAGCGTGTTGTTATGGTGCTTGATAGGCCATGTTATGGCAGCACCTTATGCGCTTGTCCTAGGCACATGGATAGGTGCTTATACGTGTTGCATGTAGCGCACATAGAGAAGCCCTGCAGTGCTGTTACAGGGCACGATACAGGGCTTTATTGACGGCTATTTGTTACTTATTGAGCATCACCAATTCATTGTCTACTATCTTAAAGCCTGCCTCATATGGTGATCTGCCGTGCTTGCGGTATAACATCTTAGTCTTATGTGCTGTATTAGCAACAGGATTATAGAATGCAATCAATTGCTTCTCTAACAGTAATGAATCATCTTGTGTTAGATTATCTTTCAGTATGATCGTATAGAGTTCTTCACCTGTATGATGTAGCTTGTTAAGTATGTAGTTGTTAGATACACCTGACAGCGCATGCTTGTAGCGATCCCCCTTACCTGAGCCGATGTAAGTAAGGCTATCCGGCATGCCTCCACCTGATACGATATACACGTAGTAACTTCCACCCTTAGTACTATCTGGGATGACGCCTCCAGCCGCTTTATAGTGATACCTGATTTCCTCTACTTCGTTATACTCTTCTTGCTCTTCCATCGTCTCGAAGAATAGGTGCTTCCACTTACTCCAAAACTTAGTGTCTACTCCAGCTTCTTTCGCTGTTTTAATCATATAGTTCCTTAATGCACATCTTACCCTCTGTTTATCGTGTGTCAAATCCATGTGTCATTTACTTCAAAACTTCGTATTAGCTCGTCAAATCCCTTAAGAGAAGGAAATCTATGCGGCTACCTATAAGAAGGAAATCTATGCGGCTACCTATAAGAAGGAAATTACCTGGGCACTGATAAGCCCTCATACAAACCACTCTTTTGCTGCTCTATAAACCATTGCACATAGTCTATGCGATCATACCTACTTTGCTCTTTAGATACTCTACTGACCTTATTACCGTCTTGATAGTCCACTATATAACCGTGTAACCGCCTAGTAAGCTCTGTTGATGCAACCTTAAGAATTGTTGCAAGTGTCCTGCAATACCTCTCAGATAGTCCAGTATGTTGCATAACGGACAATGTTGTAATAGTCTCAATACTTGATAGCATATCAAACAATCTATAAGTGCTTAAAGGACGAGTACCGGAATGTAAGCCTGATACAGCAACTAACGTATCCTCTAAGAATCTAAAGGTATTTGTTGCACTGCTGTAAGAATCACAAGGAGATAGGATATCTTTAATCGTCTTATTGCAATAAGACTTACTCTTCTGGCCCCTAGCATCTTTTACAGCATCGTTCATCTCTTTTACTTGGCTATCTGATTCTGCTGTATCGAACGGTATAGAGTCCCAGTGAAAGGACGTTTCAGTACCGTCTAGCATCTTCCCAACAAATACTACTTTCTTTTTAGTGTACTTTCTGACTTCTTCCCATATGCCTGTATCCATATCGAGAACAAGCCTTTTACCGTCTTTAGTATAACAAATTGGCGGCTTAGTCATCAATCAAGCCTAGTTCTAATTTCAACACCTTAGCTTGATCCTCAGCGTTCCACAACAAAACCAGCTTACGTGCTGTATTCATCTTATCAATCATCACCTTATTATCTTGTTTACGATAATGAAACAATTGTTGACTTATTCTTGTGTTTGTTGCACACTGTATTTCTAATGCTAATTCTTCTACACTTGCAAGCTGCCAGTTAAAACGCTTCATACATTCCTTTATAAGTTCCTCAAGTACATCATTGTAACACATAACACATAACATTATACCTGTCAAGCCCTTCCAACATACATTAAAGTAATAACAATCCCACTTATATGCAACATAACAATATAAACCACTAGTCGCAGCCCTAGCGGGTTCACATACTAACGTATGTCTGCTCCTCGCAATTCTATACAAAGCCTTGCACAATAGCAGAAAAGGCCCGTTATGGGCCTATTATGTTTCTGTATAGATTACTGTGCAAAGCCATTAACGCAAGTCTGCATTCTCAACAGGCAACAGATCGCACATATTGCGCATAACATCTTCAGTCTCCCGGTCTGACCTTTGATGCTCTGCCATGTCTTTGCAGTCTTCGTATTGTGTATGTTTGCGATTGGGTGGCGCTATGTTGGTCGCTACAATTAACAGGATAATAAATAGTGTTGCGATTGTGCCTACAATATAACCAAATGTTTTCATGAATGATTCTCCTTTATATTACATTAAAATTAAGCTTCTTTTGGTGCATCAGGTAATTTCATCCAATGCGTTACATTGTTTGTAATTTCCCACTTCTCGCTGTCTGCAGTATACCATAACTTATTATCTGGATAGTCTGTATCAGCTTCCAAAGTGGCGACTAACATAACTTTGTAATTTGTATAGACTAACACGGGTGCGCTCTCCAACCTGAATATAGGATCAAAGCTGTCGAAGTTTGGCAATGAATCATTAACTTTAATCCATGACATTATTGATTTTCCTTTATGTTATGTTAGAATTAATACCCATCAAACAACGATGGCTCCTGCAACGGATACCATACACCCCAGCCCTGGTCAGTTTCAACAGACAATTCGCCACCCTCGATAATAAATAGTGTTGCAATTGTGCCGAGAATATAGCCAAATGTTTTCATGATAGTTTTCCTTTAAGAGAATTGGTCTCGTTTCATATTACACCTCAACAGGCAATGTGCCAAACATATACAAATGACAGTCTTCGAAACTAATACCGATGTTCCTGCAATAGCGAACGAAAGCATAATCACCCATGCTTTTACGTAGCTTTAATACTAATATCTTTGTTGATGGCAATAGCATTTTGTTTCTCCTTGATTGTATTACGTATTTTGATGTCCAGATTGGAAAACTAAGCGACCCTTGCGAAATGATGTGTTTGCATAGTCATAACCAGATATTGTCTTATTCCATACTACAAATACACTTACAGCACCAGCAAGATACGCGGCTTTACAAAGAGCCTTCAGCGCAGCGACGGACTTAACATCTCCTGATGTGTTTGTGATGTCTGCACAGTCTATCGAGTTCTTTACTGTCATTGTGTAGGAAATCATTTTGTGCTTTCGTTTGTTCGCTTCCAATAAAGTTCATTCTACACTGCCCAATGCACATTGCAAGCACTTTCTTTACATTACACAAAATAAAAGCACATAAGACATTTGCCCTATGCGCCATGTATGCTAATGCTTAGTTTCCTGAACAATACGCTTGTCATGCCGTTCCCATGCATGACGCTTGCCGCGTTCCTTATATGCTGCCTTGCTTTGGTATGCTTGCGCGTCTAGCAGCTCACCTGTGCGAATGATCTTTACTGTGCGAATGTTATTTTGCATGTATTCCTATTAATGTAATGTTGGGGACGCTGACAGCTGCTTCGCGGGTGTAACACCATAAGTCTTAAATAAGCTTTCCACTGTGAGAAAGCCGGCAGCACTTTTAGGCACGATTTCAATATTGCTAGTCATTTGATACACAGTGCCATTGTGCAGGTCTGTACGCTGCCACAAGTGCCATCCTGTTGCATTCAAGGCGTCATTCGGGATTGATAACCAATTATTCATTTAACTTTCTCAGCCTTGTTTGTATTCGTCAATCCATGTTTGACAAAGAATTCAAAGTTTCCATTCTCAAGATCTTCCGGCAAACACCTTATCACAGCAAATTTATTCTGCCATACATTGTCTAAACACTTCTGGAAGAAATGTGCGCCGTCTTCATTGTAAACCCACTTGAAACCATCGCATGTTACTTGCTGGAGTTCTTGTTTAGTTTTCATTGTGCGACATCTTCCTGTTGTGGGCTGTTAAATGAATCGGCAGGCAATACGTGAGTATTGAATGCAATCCAGTCGGAGCACCTTGCACGCTGCAGGCTGGAGAATTGGACAATTGTGCTGCCTGCATAAAACACTTGCCATAATGCACAATTCTTGCGTATTTCATAAGCTGGCATGTTCATTATACAATTCTCCCATGAACATGGTAATAAGCTGCTGCCCATGATGCTGCAGAAACAATTACAAGGTTTCCGAAGCCGTCATCTAGTAAATTATACCGAAGCATTGGCGCTAGGTTGGTTAATAATATTGTATTCATTTCATGCCTCAGGATGTTGTGAGTTGGCTACATCACGTGCTAACGTAATTAGAGTTTCGGCTTGCTCTCTGGACAATCCGTTATCCTTAGCGTATGCATCAATTGTCAGATAGTCATTAATATAATCAAGGTATGCTGCAATAAGAATGTTTCGCATTTTAAACCCCTATAAGCTGCGTTAATGCCATTTGGCTATAATGTGCCATGTTGTTAAAACAAATTGAATGTGCTACTGCTGTGGTAAGCTTGGTGCTGTTTACAGGTCTTTCTTTCGCTGCACATCGGCAACACAATAACTGCAGCCTATGCTTTGCAACAATTGCCAATTAGCTGTTTTGCGCATATCTTCTGGCTCTGTAATGTACTCATTCTGAATGAGCCATTCGACAGCGTACTGAAGATAGTAATCACCATAGCCATATTGAAACTTTGTAATTGTCTCTGTGCTGCCGTCATTAAATACAACGTAGCAAGAAAAGTACGTGTTGCCGTATGTCTTTTGAAACCAGCGGTTTGCATTAATGCGGATGGGCTTTTTCATGATTTATTCTCAGTTTGTTAGTGTGGAATCACTATTACATGCATCTTTACATTGTGCAACAAATTACTAATTATCTTCTGCAGCGTCGCAATAAACCCTTGCAACTTCCTCCAGCGCATACCACGCCAAAGCATTATAAACATTTGTGCGCTCGGCGCTGCGGCTGTTATACAGTGCCTCAGCTGTTTCCTCCTCGGACATTTTAAGACAGCCAAACCCTGCAATCATACCAATCATACTCTGTCCGAAATCCGAAGCTTGCTCTTTCGCATATTCAAGAATAGCGGCTTTATTATTCTTTGTGAATTTCACCGTATCAGTGTAATAAATGAAGCCATGAAAGCCACCTGATGCACCATGATCTGAAACATCTTCCGCCATCTCTTTGAAGCTTTCAAAGCCGCCACATTGACGGATAACAGCGCGAATTAATGTCGCAGGCATGTTAGATTGTGCTGCAAATGCTTTGATTGTTTTGATGGGCTTTTTCATAGCTTACCTTCGTTATGTTGTCTAATTGTCGTTCACTTATGCGTCCGATGTAAAGAATTTTATATGTTGCCTTGAAGCTTGTCAATCTATTTTAAAACATCATTTCAATAAACTGTGCAATATTCTCAACAGCATCAGGCAGAAAGCCCAGCATAATTATTAACAGGCAAATTACTAATACTATTCTCACTGGGTTTTGTATGTCCTGCATGTTATGGCCCTTTCCGTGTAACAGGGCTTGCCAATATCCACCGAGCGCCCAGCGTGGCAATGCTGGCAAGCCATGCCCGCTGATTGTGCCTGTTAGTAGCCTTGCTGGCGTCTTTGTTAGAATAGAGCCGGATAGCCTGTTTGCATGTTGATAGTGTGATTTTCATTTTAATAATCCGTCCCATATTCGATTGCAAAGAGCGGCATTCTGTTAGATTTCTGACAAATCACGATATTATGCTGATCGTCATCAATGCATACCTTACCGGCAGACGCTGCTGTAATAAAACCATTCTCACGAAACCATGCAATAATCTGCCTGTTTGTTTTTAAGCTCTCGAAAGTTTGTTTGTCAATGCTACCAGCATCAAACCATTGATTCCATGTCCAATATCCGTGCCGATCACGCCATGCGTCAATTGATAGTATTTTCATTTTGTGCCTCAGTAATTAAAATTTATCTTTGCCAATGACAATTGGATTCTGCATTTTATCACAATATTCAATCCGCGACGTTAAAAGCCTCTCACCATTCTTGATGACGTAGCATGTTCCCGAATTGGAATATATCATACAGTACATCCTGTAAGTACGCCCGTTTGTAAGCTTAATTTTGTATTGCATAGGGATTTTCGATCCGTACCCTGTGCGGGAACGATTCACGAGATAATCATTCGTGCGATACACTGCAACAATTTCTGATTCTGTAAGATAATTTAAGCTAGTCATTTGCCGCTCCTGTTGTGTTGTCACTTCCAATAAACATAATTCTACAGCATCTGAAGAACATTGCAAGCAGTATTTTAATGTTCTCAAATGTGAGAAATTATACTGTTTGGAGCTTTGCAGCCTGCCAGTGTATTTGAACACACCAGACGACGATCTGCGCGCCATCATGCCATGTGAGCCGTTTAAAAGGCTTGCTGCCTGTATATCCCGCCGCTGCGCTGAAAGCAATTGCCGCATCATATGTGTGGAAATTCTTGATCATATTCGCCCCATATTGTTATACGGCAGGTTTGCCGCTCATTACATAATAGATTGTTTACTACATTGCACAATGAATAATTTCTATTTGCTCAATAGGATTTGATTATTGTCAATGAGTTTTATTTGGGCAACAATCGAAATAATGCTTGCTATGTCCTGGCAGGCTTGACAATGTTAATGCATTGTCTTATTATGAATTACGGGCTACGTATCGCGAGCGCCCTCCTATGGTGAAACGTGTTTGAATGTAACGGACAAAGAAAAGCCAGCCTCACGCTGGCTTATTGTGATTTGTTTAAATTAAGCTGAAACAACCAAGTCTGGCGGCAGCCATGGCAAGCTTTTATTTCAGCTTACGTATAACATTAGACGCATGCGCGAGTAGCACACAACAGGCAACATGTCGCATTGAAATAATTTAAATTATTTGTTGCACATCCTTGAAATCGAGCGTATATTTCAAATCACGCGCTTATGCAGGAAGGCCGGGCTGTTGCCTAGCGAAAAGCAAGCGTGAATTAACTGTTAACGAATGACTGAAGCCGAACACGGAAAGATTCCAGGTTCGGCTTTTCTTATGGACGAAAGGAAACCAGCATGCCAGCAAGGGGCCATTAAAACAGCTTGAGAGCCACGCAAGGGAATTCTTGCTATGCACCTATGCATTTGCATGATGCGCTGTGGGGAGCAGCACGCTCGTGCTTTTCCGTAGCCGCTACATGGCAAACATGCAACAAACGCTCTATAGCCGTCCAGGCACAGCGCATCATGCAAATGAGAACCATTCCCATCAAGGCCCTTGAAATTTTACCATCCAGCCTAAAGTGGCATTTTACGGTGGATCAGTTTTAGAATGGTAAATATTTTGAGAATCCATTTTTATGAGATTTCAGATTTTAGGATTCCATTCTAAATGAGCCTTTTAAGGATGCTAGAGCAGGCAAGCCTGCTGAAGTCCTTATGCTAAGTACCATTGAGGCAGAACATCACATTAAATACTTGTGTCTACAACATTTCCTTACCAACTTCCGAAGCAATCAACACAATAGCACGCCTTGTGGCTGCATATGGATCATCTCCAAGCGTTACATACACACGGTGGAATTTCAGAACACTTCTGTGATTTAGGTAGGCACAACAGTGTTCCGTCAAATCTGATGCTGTGTATGCCCCATGTCCAATATTAAGCTTCACAGCAAGCCGCAACGCATCACCATCATAAATCAACGGGTTCCATTCAAACCAGTATGTCTCCCCTTTATGTTCTTTTGAAATTTCAAATGGCTCCGTTGAGTCAAATTTATACCCCGCAGCCCTAGCAGCCAACTCTAACAACTCTTTGTCAGTCATTCTACTCTCCTTAAGCCAGCTTAACAACTTTAGACAAGTAACAAGCTACCATACTAATCTCCAACTCTGTTCGTCCAGAGCCCGCACGAAGTCCTTTCTGCACAGCTTCACGAACATACTCCGCAGTTTTACCTTTGCGGTATTGTAGTCCATGCTTACGTAAGCTGATGCTAAAATCAGGGATACCGCCAAATAATGCTTCTCTTGCGAGGTTATGGCAAGCTATATCGAGGATCGGGTGAATCATTAAGTTCTCCTTTGTATTACGTTATGTGCTTCCATGTAAAGCATTATGCACCTCGCCAGAATACATGTCAAGCTCTTTACAGAGACTCATCTGCAATTCCAGCAGAATCCTCCCAACAAGCTTGCAACAATATGTGCCAGTTCTATTGGGAACGAGAGCGTTTGACAATACTTCTCTGTGAGTTGGTAGGAATGTGCCAACAACATTGTTTAAAGCGTTTTGTGGGCGATTCTGTAGGCATCAGTCCTACGCCGATGGAACATCAGGAACCCTTAGAAATTGTGTTTGCAGAATTTGACAAATTCCTCAGAAATTCAACTTTGAAATCTCTGAGGTGTTATCCTAAAATCTGTTTAAGCAATTCTGCCACTTTAATGTTATGTACATCAGCACCACAGTTGCACTCATCTCCTTGGCTGTCATCAGAACATCCGTCAGGTGCTTTAGGGCAGCTATACCAGTTGTCCTCATCAACCCACTTATGTTCCCGTTTAGCCATTTGTGCAAGTTGCTGTATCAAACACACTTGATTGTCTGTCAGTTTCATTTTGCTCTCCTTTTGTTGTGCTACAAACCCTTTAATTTAACTAATGCTAACCTAAATCCTCAGCCGTCACAACATATTCCTTGACACCACTCACCGTGTAAAACTTCACAGGGCTATACTTATCCAAGAAATCAGCAATCAAGTCTTCCAGCATGCCTTTCTCCTTAGCAGACAAATCAGGCCACTCCTCAGCACATTCTCCAACATCGTCGCAAGCACTCTCGCAGATGCTCTCAAGGATGTTATCTACATTAATATATCGCTTTACGCTCGGTATTTCTGCATCGCCTACATACACTATGTCACCAACAGAAACGTCACCTCCGTCACAGCCATTAACATCTTCAATCAACTCATATAATGAGTCATACTGAAATAGCTCACCATCGTAAGACCAAGTTTTATTTGTCATCAATACCTCTCCAAATTATGAATAGTATTCTTCAACTCAGTAACCTCATCACGTGCCTCTTGCAATTCAATCGCCAGCCAGTATACCAAATTATTCCCTGTCAAATCTTGCCAAGGCTCTCCGTACCGTAGTGCTGAGAGTTTACCTCCGTCCATGACAACAGTGTACTTTCCATCATTTACTTGAATTTCAGTTTTCATTATTCCCATCCAACAATAGTTGTCTTGGTTACAGGTAGCTTAAGAGTTGCTGTATATCCTCCACCACCACAAACGTTGCATGGTACACTCTCATAACCTACAATCTTGTTCATATACTCAGGACGTGCAAACATGCCTTGGTAGCTCTCAGAGATATAGTCACGAACACGCTCTATGATTGGCTCTCCTTGTACAACACCACGACCTAAGCATTTAGGGCATTGGTGAGCTTCTCCGTGCATACTCTTTACTTCGTGATAACGGCAAGCCAGCTCGTCTGTGAATTCAGAGCCATCATTTGCTACGTATTTTGTAATTAATCTCATATTAAATAAAGCCCATCCAAATACGGTTGTAATCAGCGAAGCTGTAAAGATCATTCAATAAGTAGTTGAAGTGATCTAACAAATCTGCGTTGTCCTCTGCATCATGTGTACAATCTACAATTTCTTGAAAATCGTAAATGTGCTCGTCAAGACCATAGCCGATAAGCCACCCTGGTAATTTCTCAAGCTCATGCACAATGGCTTTTGCAGCTTTCACAATGGCTTCACTGCTTGTGTCGTCACTGATATGTTGCTTGATGTCGATTGAATATTTCCATTTAGTCATGTTGTTCTCCTGTCTGTGTATGTGAAGCTTCTAGCAAGCATTGTGCTTGCAATTGTGAGGGCTGTCAAGGGTATTCTCTTCAAAGTAACTCAAAGCCGCTTCGCTCCACATCTCATTCACCCATGTGACACCCTGAATACGTGGATAAAATTCACCCATAGCCCAACTATCCCAGCGCTTATGACCACCTTTGCCAAAATGAATGTGCCAAGGGTAGTAGCCTGCGTAGAAGCCCTCACGTTTGTTGCGTGATTGTTGTAGCTTATTCTGTGCGTGTTTCATTTGGTTTCATTCATCTTAAAACGACAAGTTTTGAATAGGTAGTCACAGCCAACAAGCTTAATATAATATGGAGAATGGAATCCCTCTACTTCGTACACTTTACCTTCTGTAAGCAAACCAACAGTGCCTCCGCTAGCGTCTATACAGCGGACGAAGTGGCGTGATTGTGTTGTTGTTGCCATCATTTAGTTTCCCTATTAAAGCTGTTAACAACTTCAAACGTACCAGCATTACTACACACGTAGTAATGGCACGCCAGCGGAGTACCTGTGAATAAGATGACAATCTCAGGCCGTGATAGTGTCCTTTTAAGTATTACTGTTTGGTTCATAAGTTCTCCTTGGAATCAAAATAAATAGTTGTCTCAAAGGGCTGCTCTCGCATCCCCATATAGATATGTTCTCCGAACAGGCTCATCAGTTCCCACAACTGAAACCTGCTGAAGCCCTTAGTATCCTCTTTAGGAGGCTCGTATGTGTAGTTTGTACGCATATTGCGGATTGATTCGTAATATTGCTTGTGAATATCTTTGCCAGAGGGTGTTAACTTGACGCGGACATAGTTGTTAATGTTGAAAGGTGTCATTGTGTTCCTCCTTGTGCTTCAGTAATACGCTTTGCAGCTATGTTGAAATAACCCTTGTCCGTTTCAATTCCCAAGAAATTTCTGTTTGTGTTTATACAGGCAACGCCTGTTGTCCCCGAGCCGAAGCAATTATCTAGTACTGTTTCGCCCTTCCCACTTCCAACATACACAACTTCATCACATACTTTCGCCATGTACACGTAGTACTCTTTACTTATTTCCATACAACCCTTTAAACGTAGTAAACCCATCTCATGGATGGGATAGTTATCATTCTGTCAATTAGCGTCACCTATATAACTGAAAGGTAAACGCTAAAGCTTTGCACCAAAAATTATAGAGTCAAATTCATCCTCCTAATCTCATTTTCTATCACTCTATTAGCTACAACTAAGGACAACAGTATTTTCTGCGCTTGTCTTTCCTTAACATCGCAATAATCCATAATTATGGTTGTATTTATGACGCTTGCTGTGCTCAGGAAGTTGTACAATACGCCAGTATTTAGTGGCCTAGTGTTACCACCTAAGTCAAGTCTACTTACACCAGTAATGATGTCGTCTAACCAGTAGAAACGGCTCTTTGCATCGTAATAATCTTCATACTTGTAGAATATTGAAGCAACTAAACTGTTGTCAATTTGTCTCTTCTTTCTACCCACTGTTTCAAGTTGCTCACTTTCCAAGAAGTCTCGTTCACACTTCTTAAGCATGGTGCTGTCAGGACGACATCTTGGCACATGCTTCTTCATGCTAACAAGTTTCTCAAGTGGGATTCTGCTCTCAGGACAATGCTTGGTTGCTTCTAAGTACCTATCTATAATTTGTTGTTGTGCTACTGAGTATTTTATAGGCATTCAATCTTTCTCTTTATTTCTTCTACTCGCTCCTCAAGCTTCCACAACTTAGCAACTTCTTTAGCTTTGGTAATCTTCTGAAGCATGTTAATATCACTCAGAAGTTTGTAGTAGTTAATTTGTTGTCGCACAGTGTTAGTCTTATCACCTATAATCTTTTGTGCTAATTCTTCAATGCTCGCAGATCGCCAGCTAAATTTGCTCATGTGTTCTCCGGTTGTTTCTCAAGTACAGACATTATACCACAAGGCTGTAGAAATACAAGTACTTACTTACAGGAAACTTTGTAAATAGCCTCATTACGTTGCAATAAAGTATATGAACCGCACAAAACATGTAAATTCCGCACACATCCCAACAAAACGCATATAAATGTACAATATAGTATGCACAGTAACAATACATGCTTAACATTTCTTGCATATGATAAGCAACACCTGTCCTCAAGTATGCCATTCTCAAATGTGAGAACACCCCGTCCGAAGAATGTACAAGAGTTTCAGACAAATGTGCTTGACAACAACTGTGGAGGCTTGTAATATCTACTCATTGGCTAACAAACAAGGAGAACATTATGTGTAATTTAAATGAAGAAATGGTGGCATTGTGGAGATAAGTGGAGAGACTCTAAGCAGAGTACACACAGGGAAGCTTGGCAGAAACACATGGACGACTTACAGGAATTGATTGCAAAGGCCACACAGGAATGACACGAACATACCCTTTCCTTATAGGGACAGAGTGCTAAAACGTGTGAGCGTGTCTTAGACATAGGAATGTGCCAACAGCGTAATTTAAATTGATTGACAGGCTTATTTGCTTAGACTTATAATTGTTGTGTTGAAACGGAAGCGCCAGCGAACGTCAAGCGAAGCGCAGAATTTATTTAGGAGAATGAAATGAACATTAAAGCTGAACTTGGAGAAAACCTCTACACATTCACACAGCGAGTTATAAAGCAAGCTTTCTTGTCTAATAGTGAAGTTATGGCAACACACAATGGCGTTACAATTCGCATTTATAGTGATAGTTGCGAGTACGATGTGCTTGATAAGTTTAATATGCAACGCACTATAAACAACCTGAGAGGGAATGTAGAATTTAAATAGGAGAATATGATGAGCAGATACTTAGTAACAATTTCTTGGCAAGACGAGGTGCAGCCACTTATCCGTTGCAAAACCACTGATGCAGTGTCTATAAGCGACATTGAAGACAAGCCTGCATACCAAATCCTGCAGGAGATTAAGGATGAGCTTGGGCGAGAGTTTAGGAGTAGAGATATTGTGATCGACTTTATGATGAAAATTAATTGAAAGGAAACAAATGAAAATCACTGTCGCAACACCGCAGGCTTGCCTGCATCCACTGATCGGTGCTGAAGTTGTGTTTACAAAGCATTCCGAGAAAAATAAGAATCACATTGGCGCAAAGTATTGGCTCACACTTGGAAAGGTTTACACAGTCGTGAACTACTCTGATTATCCAGAGGTAGGGGATGGCCCTCGTATCGTATGTGATAATAACTCTGCAGGAGATGTCCCAATGCGCGAGCTTGATTACGACATTATCAGTCGTGCTAATTCTGTTGCTCATGAGCCACCCTTCCAGCAAGTTGTCATTACACTTGAAAATCAAGATGATGTGCAATACTTGCGTGATGCCTTCGGTGCATCTGATGTTATTAGGGGTTACACTGTGTACGAGAAGCTTAACGAGTTGTGTGGATATTGAAAGGAATACATGAAAAATTCAGATGTAGAAATTACAGCATTGCTGGAAGCGCTCCCAAGCGCTCAACAATACCGAACAGTTAATGGAATTGGCTGGCATGTAGAGGAATTCTCCCTACCGGGAGGGTGGAAGGCTATTACAGCGCCTTATGAGACGTTTCAAGATGCTGTGGAGGCAATGAGAGTGATGCCTAATGTCTGTGGGGCTGAACGCAGGGTTTATGAAGCGTTGTCTGTTAAGGAGCGAGGTATAGCATGACAGACAAAGAGAAACTCGTTCAGCTTCTGCAAGAGTTTGGTGTAGGATGCCGAGAGAAGCCTGAAGGTATCAAAGTGGGCGGCTATAACAAATACAAGAAGGTAAGCGGTTACAGCGGTTTCTATACGTTGTTCGAGTTTGATAAAGTCGGTAATTTTGTACGGATGGGAGCTTGGGAATGACATCACAGACGTTTCTTAGTATTTACGGCATTGCTGTTAGTTGTGTTATGATTTCCGACAGAGCATCATCATTGTTGGCAGCAATATGGTTTGTACTGTTGGTGATTCATATTGGTGTAATTGTTGATGAATTTGATAAGGAGAAAGTAGTATGAGCGAGAAGCAATTGAAGCCAATGTTGGCAGCAACACTTGAAGATACATCTAATCTACAGTGGCCTGTGCTATGCAGCAAAAAGCTGGATGGGATAAGATGCCTAATTGTCAACGGTGTTGTGTACAGCCGCAGCATGAAGAAAATTCGCAGTAAAACTGTCCAGGAGTTGTTTGGGAAAACTGAGTTGAATGGCATTGATGCTGAAATCCTATACGGGGATTGGAGCGATAAGTTGGTATTCAATAAAACTACAAGTGCGGCTATGGCAACAGAGCTAAAGCCTGAGTTTTCACGTGATGAAATTCGCCTTGCTGTGTTTGATTACTTTGACAGTGAAGAAGATTACGCAGCACGCAACCAACTGGCTGGAAACATTGTACGAGAGTACGGCAGTCAGCATGTTGTACACCTTGAGCAAACCATTGTACGCAACGAGCAAGAACTTCTTGAGTACGAGGCTAATGTGCTTGAGCTTGGTTTTGAGGGCGTTATGTGCCGCAGCGTTACAGGTGCTTACAAGATGGGTAGGAGCACACTCAAAGAGGGTATCATCTCAAAGCTGAAGCGGTTCGATCAAGATGAGGGCTTGATTATTGGTTTTGAGGAGAAATTTACCAATACTAACGAAGCTAAAACTAATGAGCTGGGGCGTACACAGAGGTCACAAGCTCTCGAAGGTATGGTAGGTGCAGACACTTTGGGCGCACTCGTTTGCACTTGCCAAGGGATTACATTTACTTGCGGGAGTGGCCTAGACGATGCTATGCGTGCAGAAGTGTGGGCAAATAAAGATAAATATGTTGGCAAGTATATTACGTTCACCCACTTTGCTGTTGGTCGCAAGGATAGCTTTAGGTTCCCCATTTTCAAAGGATTTCGTGATGCTGAGGACATGTCATGACAACCTACTCCAACCAGCTACGTGCCCTTGCAGATCGCCTTCGCAACGGAGAGGAGGTTCCTATGGCGTCTATTGTGATTACGCTTGAGGAAGCTGCTGAGAAAATTGACATGCTTGACGTTATTCTGCAGACGTACCACGCGAGATGCCGGGTTGAGCTAGAATGTTCACGTAACGTAAATAAGGAAGATAAATGAACGGTAGTGTATTGAAAGTAAATGACTTGATAGTGGGTTGCAACTACAACCGTGATATTGAGTACAATAATCTCCAAGGTATCGTCCTTCAAGACTTCGGAATCAAGCAGGTACATCATGAGGAATCTCCGTCAGTGTTTTTTGATACCCACATTTTCGAGATTGAATGGGCTAACGGGGAGGTAAACAATACGCCACGTTATAACCTCAGGAAAATTGTCCCTGATGGCGAATCACTGGCAGAGATATTAGAGCGTGTTAAGAATAGGGAATTAGAAGTAACTAATTAAAGGAGAAGTATGGAACTGAAAATTGTAACAAACGAAGCAGGTGTTAAAACTATGTCTTCACTTGATATGGTTGATTACATTAATGCAACACGAGAAGTCGGTAAGGCTGAACTACGTCACGACTCATTCATGGATAAAGTGCCAAAGGTTCTTGGTGTATTGGTGGCTCCAAAATTTATTGGAACCAGCTTTTACGAGACTGGTAGTCATGGAACTCTGAAAGAGCGTGCCGTCTACCACTTCCCTGAACGTGAAGCCAACCTACTTGCGATGTCATACTCCTACGAACTGACAGCAGCAGTGTATGATGCATGGGTTGTGGCTAAGGAGCAACTCACAAAGTCTGTCGTGAAACTTCCAAACTTCTCTGACGACATCGAGATGGCAGAGTTCTATATTGCCACTAAGAAGCGTGAGCGTGAGAACCTCCTAAAACTCACAACTGTCAGTGATGCACTAGAAGCAGCACTTCCTGCTATAGCCTTCAGAGACGCTGTTTCAGCAGATGATACAATGTACAGCTTTGCTGAAGCTGCAAAGATTATTGGTATTGGCCCTCGTAAACTAATGAAGACACTCCGTGAATGTGGTTATCTTCGGAAGGACAATACACCCTACGAACGGTTCATTGAGTATCTGAAACCATCTTTCCGGCCTCAGTATGCACTGCCTAATGGTAACTTAGCACCAGCTACTACCTATGTTACGAGTAAAGGACTTGTTTATTTTCAGAAGAAATTACCAAAGTAAAACACTATCGTAACCAAGCTATCAATTAATAAATACTATACTGGAAGTGCTTGCATTGCCTGAATAATGTCATATACTTCAGTTGTCAGGGAGGGAATCATAAGTTTCCTTCCTACAATTTCTCACATTTGAGAACAGCGAAAGCTGAAACCCCACGGAAGTGGAAACTTAACGGAGAGTGTCATGACTGATAATATCCTTACTCAACCAACACCCGTAATTGCACCTATCCAGCACGTAGCGGCGATCAGCCACACTACCTACGTTCAAGCGCTCGCTAATGCGTTCACCACAACTCGTTATGCAATCTGCATGGAATTTTCAGTATCACTCAGCCTGTTCCATGAGTCTGGTGTAGCCAGTGCAGAAAGCAAAGCACAATTACAGCAATTGTATGCAGCGGCGCTTTTCGATTGTACAAATAAGGATGGCTCAGAATACAAGTCTGTTCGTAGAAAAATACAGCTTGCATCACTTCTTTTCCAGTTCATCGGAAATGAGACTATTGGCTCATGGGTTTCCGGTGCCGTTGAGTTGTCATTGTTGAATGCTATTGTGTCTCATCTTCAGGCAATGAATATACGTTCGTACGAGAGTGTTCTCACTATTATTGGCAGGCCGCGACCAGCAGCACGTCAAAAGGCCATACACGAGGAGCTTCTTGCTGAAGCAAAACTACCCTCGCCTGTCGCAGAACGCCGTGCAGGGGAGCATGTTCAGCAAGCCACAGCAGGCGGCCTCTATGAGGCCGCTCATGTCCCCCTGCAACCTGAAACGCTTGCCCCACAAGAACCAATGTACCGCAGAGCCTCTGACAAGGGCGAGGAAGGCCCAATGGACGACAGCCAAGCCCGTTTGTACTCTGAGTGGCTTGCAAGCCACAGCAACTATCCTGTGACGGCAATGGAGATGCTCGCAGAAGGCTACCGCGAAATCAAAACTGAGCATGTTGGCATTGCTATTGCCGTCACAGCCACGAAGCAAGAAATTGTTGCGGCTGCTATGCGCCTAATGTCCCTTGCATCTAGTATGCTTGACGACACAACACTTGCAGACTTGCCGAGTGATGAGCTTGAGGAAGCCACTGTAGCCCCAGCGATGAAAGAGCAGGAGGCTCCGCAAACTCTGCAGGAGGTTATCGCAGACTTTCAAGAGCGTGAGAAGGCTAAGGCGCTTGAGTCTGCCAAGGCTTCTGTCGAACCTGAGGAAGAAGACTTGGAGGAAATCAAGCGGCATCAGCAGCAGGAGATAGATCGCATAGCTGCTGAGAAGAAGGCAGCAATGATTGCAGCTAAGCCTGTTGCACAAGCAGCCCCTAGCCGTTACAGGGCAAAGCCCATTTCGAAGAAATAGCTGAACATGAATGTTCAGCAAAGAGAGCCACTAAGTAGTGGCTCTCTTCAATTATGCTTGACATACCATTCGGCAGCAATTACAATTGCTACGTTGAATAGATAAAAGGAGAATGAATTATGAGCAAAATTACAGTAACGATTGATACTGATTTGTGCAAGGTTGTGCCGGTTGAGCCAACAGGGGATATGCTCGAAGCATTCAAGACCAAATACAAAGCAGGCGATTTTTGGAAAGAGAGAATCGTTGGCGCGATTAGCGATATGCTCGCAGCCGTTCCAGTCGAGTTGCCGGGAGTGGTGGCGCATAACGGGGAGCCTGTGGCATGGTGGATACACGAATCAGATCAGATATTTATAGGCGGCGCGCATGACAAGCCGTTTGCATCCGCATGGAAGCCACTATTCACCCACCCGCCAGCACAGCCAGATACTGCATTTATGCATATCGAAGCACTGCAAGCGCGGAATGTAGAGATTGAGAAGCAGCTACAGGCCGCACTAGATTTGGCCATAGGGGACATCACAGGGGTCATGGAGACTACGATATATCGTAGTTGTGACAAGGCTCGTATTGATGCAGAGGACCGAGGTGCAGAGTTAGCTGAGCGCCTTGAGTGGGCTAGGCAAGACTTGATAAAACAGGCTGACACGATTGACGAACTGAAGGCACAGATTGCGTATTTTGAATCATTATCCGCTGAGCAAAACCGGAAAATTGGCGTCGAAGACCGGCGGGTTGCGGGTCTGGAGCAAGAAAACCAAACTCTGCGAAATGTCCGTGGTGTTCTGTGGATAGATAAGGAAATATTGGAGAAAAAGGTTAGTGGTCTGGAAGCGCAAATAGCAACTCTGTTGCCGCCCGCAGCGCTGGAGGGGAAGGAGCAAGCGAATATACCTGTGATGGTACTAGCATGGCACGCCGCAGAGCAGGAGCGACTAGATTGTGTTGTCGCG